GATGGATACACCAAAGCCGTGGCCGTACTGGAAGAGGAAGCACCCGATGCCTAACACCAGCGCCACAGGCGGCTATCTCGCCCTGACGTCCGTTGCACCGCTCTCCATCATTGAGGATGCCCTGCATGATCTGATTGCAGGCATTACCGGCCTGTGCGGGAGCCTGGTTCGTCCCCGCTGGCAGCCGGAACCGCCGCGTCTTCCCAAACCCGGCGAAACATGGTGCGCCTTCGGCATCATGGATCAGACTGCGAGTTTTCCGGAATTGCGCCACCAGGGGGCAGGAGACGGTTGTGACGAGATAATCACCCAAGCCCGGTTAACCGTTCTGACATCTTTTTATGGACCTGAAGGAGATGATGCCGTCCTGCTGCTGCGGGATGGCCTGCATGTGGCCCAGAACCGGGCTGCACTGCGTGCTCATGGTCTGGCCTTTGAATCTGCCGGAGAGGTTTCCCGCCTTCCGGAACTGGTGGGCACCCGATGGCTGTCCAGGACGGATATGACCATTTTCTTCCGGCGTGAGACGCGTCGGACTGTTGCCACTCTCAACCTGCAACACTGCGGCTGCGGCAGCCTGGAAACCGAGACTTTTGTGGTTCCTCTGGGCGGCGGCTGCGCGGAGTAACATTATGGCTACTACGCTTTCCGTGGACCGCGTTGTCCGCGTATCAGTCAACCTGCAGCCCAAGGCAGCGCCGCGCCGCAACTTCGGTGTGCTGTGCATCGCGGGAAGCAGTGACGTCATCATGCCCAACGAGCGCATCCGCTATTACACCGGCATTGACGGCATTGCCGAAGATTTCGGCGTCGATGCGCCGGAGTACAAGGCTGCCGCGCTGTTCTTTTCGCAGACACCTCGCCCTTACATTCTTGGTATCGGCCGCTGGATCAAGACGGCCAGCCCCGCCTATGTCATCGGTGGCACGGTAGCGCAGACGGCTGTTTCGGATTGGTCAGGGATAACGGATGGTGCCTTCGGCCTGGTGGTAAACGGCACGGGCGTTACCGTGGACGGGTTGAACTTCTCTGCCGCCACAAACATGAACGGCGTTGCCGGTATCATTGCTGCTGCAATGGCTGCGGACGGCGTTACCTGTACGTGGGAAGGGGACCACTTCCTGCTGGCATCTATCGGCACCGGCGCGGATCAGACCATCGGGTTTGCCGTGACTCCCGGTACCGGAACGGACATCAGTGCCAAACTGGCCCTGACCGAAGCCCTTGCATTACCGCTCGTATCGGGCATGGCCGCTGAGACGCCACTGGAATGCGTGCTGGCACTGGCAGATCATGCCGGGGATTGGTACGGCGTGGTTTTTGCCGACGCTCTGGAGAATGCCGAGCATCTTGCTATTGCCGAGTACGTGGAAGCCTCCGCAAAAAGCCGTATTTATGCGGCCACGGTGACTGACCGCCGCATTATGTCTTCCACAGTGGCAGACGATCTTGCCTCGCAGCTCAAGGCACTTGGCCGCAACCGCGCGTTCGTGCAGTACAGCGCCAATCCGAATGCGGCCTGTTCGGCTCTGGGGCGCGCGTTTACCGTGAACTTCAATGCCAACCGATCCACCATCACGCTCAAGTTCAAGCAGGAGCCCGGCGTTGTTGCGGAAGGTTTGACCGAGACGCAGGCCACCACACTCGCCAGCAAGAACTGCAACGTCTTCGCCGCCTATGACAATGACACGGCCATTCTGCAGGAAGGCGTCATGGCGGGCGGTGCGTTCTTTGACGAAATCCATGGCCTGGACTGGCTGCAAAACGCCATTCAGACTGAATGCTATAACCTGCTGTACCAATCCAAAACCAAGATTCCGCAGACGGATGCCGGTGTAAACCGGGTAGTCGCAACCATCACCAAGGTACTGAAGGAAGGCGTAAACAACGGACTCATCGCTCCCGGCGTATGGAACGGCGACGGCTTCGGCCAGTTGCAGAGCGGCGACTATTTGCCCACCGGCTTCTACATCTATGCGCAGCCGGTGGACGATCAGCCCCAGTCTGAACGGGAGCAGCGTAAGGCTCCCCCCATTCAGGTGGCCGTGAAGCTGGCAGGCGCAATCCATTTTATCGACGTCCAGGTCGACGTAAACAGATAGGTCAAGGAGCACCACTATGGGAGCATATTCTTTTCAGGATGTCCAGGCATCCATTGACGGACCTGGCGGGGCCTTCTCGCTGTCCGGGGTCGGGAATGCCGAGGAAGGGATCAGCATTGAACCCACTGGCGACAAGAACGGTATGACGATTGGTGCCGACGGCAAGGCAATGCATTCGCTCTACGCGGATCGGTCCGGCACTGTCACTGTCCGCCTGCAGAGGACCAGTACGGCAAACAGCCAGTTACAGAACCTCTACAACTATCAGACCACCTCGGCCCGGTATCATGGACAGAACACCATTGTGGTGCGCAACCCCATATCTGGTGATGTGATCACCTGCACGGAGGTGGCCTTCGCAAAGCAGCCTGCCAATGCTTACGCCAAGGACGCGGGCAATCTGGAATGGACCTTCCATGCCGGAATCATTGACACCAAGCTGGGCACCGGAACGCCCGAAGTGGAGTAACCCATGGGAAAAGAATTTGAGATTGGTGATGTGCGGTACCGGACTGGGAAGATGAACGCGTTTGCCCAGTTGCACATTGTGCGTCGGTTGCTGCCGGTGTTGCCCGCCCTTGTACCACTGCAGAAGATGGACTGGAAAAATGATGAAGTTGCCAGTGTTACCGCGTTGGCTGACGCCTTGCAGAACATCCGTGACGAGGATGTGGAATACGTGCTCAATGCCTGCCTGGACGTGACTGAGCGCCGTAACCCCGGTGGCGGCTGGGCAGCGGTGCGTGTGAACGGAACAACCATGTTTGCCGTTGGAATGGCGGAGCTGCTGAAAATCGCCATGGAAGCCATTCGGGAGAACATGACAGATTTTTTCGGCGTGTACCGCTCTCTTTCCGGCCAGAAGGTCCAGGAGTCCACGTCGACTGGGTAAGCCTGCCCGGTGGGGAGGATTGGCTGCTGAAGCCGGTAGTGCGCGGCATGTGCCGGTATGAAAGCCTGAAGGACGGGACTTTGTCTCTGGCGGATGTGGCTCTGATGAACGATGCCCTGACGGTGCAGGATGAAAATTCGAGCAGGCTGGAAAAAGCCTTGGAAAGGAACAGGAAGTAGATGCTGGGCGGAAAGATAGCCGAGTTTTTGGCATCCGTCGGTTTTGAGGCCGACGAGAAGTCACTGAAGTCGAGCCTGACTCAGGTTGCGGCCTTCGGTGCCGCCATAACCGCTATTGCGGGCGGTATCTACGCTGGCATCATCAAGGTAGCACAGGGTGAATCGGAAATGGCGATCACGGCGCAACGCCTGGGCACCACCGCTGATCGCATTGCCGAACTTGGGTATGTTGCTGAGCAATCCGGGGCCAGCATCGATGCCGTGACCAGTTCCATGGAAGGCATGATCAGCAACAACCCACGCATCAAGGATGCCGCCAAAGCGTTGGAGATGGCAGGCGAACGCATGCGAGGCATGTCCGACGCCCAGCGCAGGGCCTTTGCCGACCGCATGGGGATTGATCAAACGCTTATTCCCGCTCTGACAGGCGATGTTGCCGCTTTGAAAGATGAGTTCCGGCAGATGTATGCCGTTGCCGGGATTGATGCCAAAGCGGCCGGAGAGGCCAGTAAAGGCTTTATGGCCGAACTTGGCAAACTGCGCACGATGGCCGTGTTGCTTGCCAGAGGCGTTGCCCTGGCCTTTATCGGCAAGATGCGCCGGGACATAGAGCACCTGCGCCGGGTGATCATGGAGAACTTCGACAAGATCAAACGACTCTTTGAAGCCGTGATCACCGTGGTGCTTCGCATTGCCGCCGTTTTTGGTGCGTTTGTTTACCGGGTTATCAAGCTTGCGTCGCAGGCCGTAGCCTGGTTCGACAAGCTGGATGAGGGCACCAGAAATCTCATCCTGGGTGCCTTCGGGTTACTTGCGGCCTGGAAGGTGCTCAACATGGGCTTTCTCGCCACGCCGATAGGCATGCTGATCACGGGACTGCTCGGTATTATCGCCCTGGTCGACGACCTTATGACCTATATGGAAGGGGGCGAGAGTTTCTTCGATTGGGGGCCGTGGGTGGGGCAGATCAAGGCGGTCGTGAATGGCTTGGCCCCTCTGCTCACCGCGTTGGGCAAGTTGGCCGAGCGGGTGCTGCCTCTTATCTCGGCTGCATTGAGCCGTATCTGGAACTTCATCAGTGAGATGGCAGCGGCTGTCGGGAAGACCGTGCTGGACGCCTTCGGAGGTGGTTTCGGAGGTGCTGCGGCATTTGTTGATACGCTGGGAGATGCCATTGAGCAGATAGCTTCAATCATCGGTGCCGTCTTTTCCGTCGCCGCTCCCATGGCTGTGGACGTTTTCACGTTCGCCCTGGGCGGTATCGTCGACTATCTGCGCATGCTCATGCAGGTGGCCACGTCCGTTGCACATGCTTTTGTTGCTCTGTTTACGGGGGATTTGACCGGCGCAGCGGATGCCTTTCTTGCTGCCTTGCGGGCAGTGTGGGACTTCCTCGGCTCCATCGTGGGCCGGGTTAAAGACCTGGTCGGAGGTATCGGAGGCAAGTTGCTCGGTGTGCTTGGGATAGATGTGGGTACAAATGACGATGCTGTCCGTGCTGCAGCACAGACCAATACTGCGGCGCTGGTACCTTCACATAGCGAGGCCGCCAGCTATGACAACAGCAAGCGCTCCACCGAGGTGACCAGTACCACCAGTATTATGGTAAATGGTGCGGGTGATCCCGTGGCCGTAGGCAACAACGTGGCACAGCGGCAACAGCAGGTGAATGCCGACCTGGTGCGCCACACCAGGGGGATTGTCCGATGAGCAATGTGCTTTCCAAATCCTCCGGGCCGGTGTTGTTGCGTTCCTCTCGCGGTATTGGCGCGTTGCACCCTGACGTGGTTGTCGAAGAGAGCCATGAGGATGAGCTGCAGATCACGGAACACCCTGTGGAACAGGGAGCGGCGATCAGCGACCATGCCTACAAGAAACCCGCGACCATAACGATCCGGGGTGGCGTCTCGGACGCCAGCGCCGAAAACACCGGCGGGGAACGCCGGAGCGTAGATTTTTACAACAAGCTGCTTGAACTGCAGAAATCGCGTGAGCCGTTCGATGTGGTCACCGGCAAGCGATTGTACAGCAACATGCTGCTTCAGACGCTTTCGACAATCACTGACAACGTCAGCGAATACGCGCTGAACTTCACTGCCACCTGCAGGGAGATTATCGTCGTAACCACACGGACGACCACAGTACCGCCGCGTAGCCGTCATGCACATCCGGGCAAGACGGGAGCCACTTCCGACGCCGGGCAAAAGCAGCCCCGGCAGAGTATTCTCAAGGGTGGGTTAGGCTAATGGCGACCTTCATCATCCCACTTACCCCGGAACCTCAGTCTTTCGGTATTACCTTGGCAGGGCGCGAGCTGCGCCTGACCGTCCGCTGGTTTGAAGCTGTGGAAGGCGGATGGGTGCTGGATGTTTATGAACCGGAAAGCGCCGCCCCTATTGTGTGCGGAGTACCGCTTGTTGCCGGTGCCGACCTGTTCGGTCCGTATGACTACCTGAATCTGGGGGGAGAGCTTCGCATTGATAGTGAGTTGCCCCCTGCCTATGACACGCTGGGCAATGGCGTTGATCTGCTGTTCATAACCTCGGATGGAGAAAGCGCATGATAGACCAATGGTTACGACAGTGCTCCCTGATCGTTTCCAGTTCTGGCTCTCGCGGGCTTGAGCTGGGCGACCTGCGCGTAACCTTCGCTGTGCGCAAGGGCGATCTGGAAACGCCCAACAGTGCGGAAATACGTGTTTACAACCTGTCCGCGGACACGGCCAACCGTATCCGGCGCGAGTTCACCCGCGTGGTGCTCATGGCCGGTTACTCGCAGCTCGGCATTATCTTTGACGGCACGATACGGCAGGTCCGCCAGGGCCGTGAAAACGGCACGGACTCATGGCTTGAGATCATCGCGGCGGACGGCGACGGGGCTTACAATTTTGCCACGGTAAACACCACGCTGGCTGCCGGTTCCACTCCTGCAGACAGAGTGGGAGTTTGCCAGTCCGCCATGGAACAAAAGGGAGCAGGCCAAGGCTACGTGCCTGATCTTGGAAGCCAGGCGCTGCCACGAGGCAAGGTTATGTACGGTATGGCGCGGGATCATATGCGCGGCATTGCCGAAACCACAGATAGCGCGTGGAGCATTCAGGACGGCAAGGTGCAGATGCTACCCCGCAACGGATATTTGCCAGGCGCGGCCGTTGTGTTGACGCACGAGACCGGGCTTGTGGGAACTCCCGAACAGACACAGGACGGCATCAAGGTTCGCGCACTGCTCAACCCCCAGCTGCGGATAGGTGCCCGCGTCAAATTGGACAACGCCAGTGTCCAGCGCGTGAAGACAGACCTGAAGGCCAACACGGTGCTCGCACCGGCGCTTGACCACGACGGCATATACCGCGTGCTTACGATTGAATATCGCGGAGATACACGCGGTAACGACTGGTATGCGGACATGGTGTGTCTGGGGATTGATGATACGTCTCGGGTACCGCTGGACGTGGCGAGGTAACAATGGACAGGCGAGAAAGACAGGACGATCCGGTTGAAGCCTTGCGCACGGCTCTTGACGGAAGACAGGCGGGCTTATGGACGGCGCTGCCCTGCATTGTGGAAAGCTTTGATCCGGACGCCCAGACCGTTGCGGCGCAGCCTGCCATTAGTGGCACGGTGCAGGACGAAGCGGGCCGCAGCAGGTCTGTGAATCTGCCGTTGCTGGTGGATGTGCCGGTGGTGTTTCCCTCTGGTGGCGGCTTCACTCTGACTTTCCCTGTCCGGAAAGGCGACGAGTGCCTCGTGGTATTCGCCAGCCGGTGCATCGATGCCTGGTGGCAGAATGGAGGGATAGGACAGCCCCTTGAAACCCGGATGCACGACCTGTCTGACGGATTCGCGTTCGTAGGCCCCCGCTCTCAGGTGCGCCGCCTCAGTCCCATTGTGGATACGGCCAATGTGCAACTGCGCACGGACGATGGCAAGGCCCATGTGACCATTATGCCGGACTACACCATCCGAGCACAGAATCCGACCGCCAAGGTCGAGTTGACCCCGGCAGGCGAAGTCTCGGCCGAGGCCAGCGTGCAAATCACCCTTAAGGCTCCCACGTTAACTATCGAGGCGAACGACATAAACATGTCCGGCACCGGGGGCGGCAGCGCGGCCTTCAACATGGTGGGCGATATCAATCAGGATGGCAGCCATACCAGCACGAAAGATCAGGTCGCGGGCGGGATCAGCCAGATGCACCATACCCACCCCGGTGACAGCGGCGGTACAACGGGAGAGCCGGAATAATGAAATATCGCAGGCTTGATGCAAACGGAGACATGGTGATGGGGCACGGCGATGCGGACTATCTGCAGGACAGCCCGGAGTGCGTTGCACAGGCCGTAGTCACCCGGCTGCGCCTGCTTTCCGGAGAATGGTTTCTGGACCTGCAGGAAGGCATTCCCTACGCGCCCGCAGTGCTGGGTAAACACACCAAGGAAAGCTATGACCCGGTGATCCGCGCCCGCATTCTGGAAACAGAAGGGGTGACCGCCATCACGGAATATGAATCCGTTTTTGACGGCGAAACGCGCAAGCTCACTGTAAACGTGACCATTGAAACCGTTTACGGTGCCGCAACTGTCCAGGAGGTAATGTAGTGGCAGCACGCGCATATATCGACGAGACCGGGTTTCATGCGCCGTCATACCCGGAGGTGTTGGAAGACCTGCAGGCGGAGCATCGCGCCATTTATGGCGACGACGTGTACCTGGAGCCGGACTCTCAGGAAGGACAGATGCTCGCCGTGTACGCTCTGAAAATTTATGACTGCTACACGTTGGCTGCCAGTGTTTACAACGCCTATTCGCCACAGACAGCGCAAGGCGTTGGCCTGTCTCGTATGGTGAAGATCAACGGTCTGGTCCGGTCAAAGGCCAGCTACAGCAGCGTAGACCTGCGCCTTGTTGGACAGGTGGGAACAATCATAACCAACGGAGTCGCCACGGATAGCGCCGGGCAACGCTGGTTGTTGCCTGTAACAGTAACCATCCCGGAGGGGGGAGATATTACCGTAACCGCTTTTGCGGAAAAACCCGGAGACGTCCGTGCCGCTGCGGGTGAAATTGCGACCATAGCTACTCCCACACGGGGGTGGCACATGGTCGCCAATATCGATGCAGCCACCCCCGGCAAACCTGTTGAAACAGATGGAGCGCTCCGGAGGCGGCAGGAGTTTTCCACGGCACTGCCCAGCAGAACAGTTTTTGAAGGCACCCAAGGTGCAGTAGCCTCCTTACCCGGCGTGATCAGATCGCGAGGGTACGAGAATGATACTAACCAGCCTGATGCCAACGGTATGCCTCCTCACAGCATCTGCCTGGTCGTGGAAGGTGGAGACGCTACAGCTATTGCCGAAACCATTGCGGCCAAGAAGACGCCGGGCACCAGTACGCATGGTGATGTGCCTGTTCTGGTGCGCGATAGTTATGGCTCTCCGCTGACAATACTGTTTTTCCGCCCCACCCGTATGCGGGCGTTGGCAGAAGTGCAGGTGCGGCCTCTTTCCGGGTACCTGTCTGTCACTGGCAAGGCCATCCAGACTGGCACGGCAAATTATATCAATGCATTGCGCATAGGTGAAGATTTGCTCCTGTCCAAACTGTATACGCCCATTAACGCGGCCGACGGCAGCGCCAGAACTTTCGACATTGTATCTCTGCGTGTTGGGACCGAAGGTGGCGGGCTGGCTGCAGCCAACCTGACGGTGCCTTATAATGCTGTTCTCTTCTGCTCGCCCGACGACGTGGTGGTAACGGTGGTGGAATGATGCTGGACGATTATCTTTCTCTCGTTACCTCTCAGCACAAGCATCGCCCCCGGTTTATGGCTGTGATGGAGGCTCTGTTGACCCCTCTTTGCGAGGTGGACGACTTGCTGCAGTCCATGCGTACCGCTTTCGATCTGGATAGTGCTGTGGGAGTGCAACTGGACAAGACCGGGGAGTGGATCGGCCGCAGCCGTAATCTCAGCCTGCCTTTGTCGGACGTCTATTTTTCCTGGGACACGCCTGCCGTGGGATGGGGGCAAGGATCGTGGAAAGGACCATATGATCCTGATTCCGGAATGGTGAGCTTACCGGACGATGTTTACCGCAATTTGCTGAGAGCGAAGGTTGCGGCAAACGCATGGGATGGCACTATCCCCGGTGCCTATTCGGTCTGGCGGGCCGCCTTTGCCGAAACCGGCAGCATTATCCTCATTCAGGACAATCAGGATATGAGCATGACCGTGGGCATTGCCGCAGTCCCTCCCGATGCCATAACCACTCAGCTCCTCCTGCAGGGGTATATTCCCCTGAAGCCGCAAGGAGTGCGGGTGGCATATTACGCAATTACTCCGGCCACCAATCCCGAAGCCTCTGCGCTCTTTGCCTGGGATTGCAATAGCGATGGCCTTTCCGGATGGGGAACAGGCAATTTTCCGCAGATCATTTACCCTTCGTAAACAGTGAGGACATAGCATGCCACTCAACGAAAACGCCATAAACGAAATACTCCCCTTTGCGCCTGACGCTCAGGAAAGCAGCGGTGATGTTCTGCCGTTGGCTGATTACAAGACGGACACCATGCGTGCCAGAGGCCATCAGCCCGGCATTGCCCGCCGCGACCTTGCGAACAGGGTTTCCAGACAGGCCGCTCACATGGCAGCCGGTATCGCCCAGTTCATAGCCAACCGCTATGCAGTCGGTGTGAAGGACGATGGCAACCTGGACGCTCTGGAAGCCGGAATGCTGGAAGCCTTGTGGGCGGAGATTACCAAGCACGACGATAACCCCACCGCCCACGGTGAAGCTTTTCAGGCACTCGCAACGCATATTCAGGACAAGGACGACCCGCATGAAACACTGCCTCCCGGTGGCGAAGCGGGGCAGGTGATCATCAAGCAAGAAGACGGCTCCCTTGCGTGGGGGGCTGTGGCTGGCATGCCCGTGGGCACTCCAATGTACTCGTATACGGGGGTGCCACTACCCGGTACCGTCGCCATCAACGTGAAGCAGAAGTTTTTGCTGGGCGTGTATCCGCAGCTTGATGATTGGGTGCGCACTTGCGGTAATTATCTGACCACAGAAGCCGAGTGGGATGCCGAAGCCGCCGCACAGTATGGGACCTGCGCCAAGTTTTGCTTGACCGACATGCACATCATTCTGCCGTGCGATTTGCATTATCACGCTGCAGCACAGCCCGGAGTTGCTGGAAAACAAGTGGGGGACTGGGCCGAAGACGCAATCCGGAATATTGAAGCAGTATGGTCGGGTGCCAATTGGGCGCAGACTGAATCCGGGGCAGTTTTCCGAGACACATCTATTGGCGGTTATACTACGAGCGCAAGTGTGCAAAGTACAACGGGTACGCATTTTGACGCTTCCCGCGTTGTTCCCACCGCCGAAGAAAACCTTCCCAAAACATCCTACCTGTTACCCTGTATAAAAGTCGCTGATATTGCGATCAACGCCTCTCAGGTTGATATGCTGGCGCTGGCTGCACAGGTGGCCCAGATCAACGGGGACAAAGTCGACAAAGGCGATGCCGAGTACCGCAGCATTGTGGAACTGAAAGGCTCGCGCAGCACCACGGGGACGTGGACCATCACCGGTCTTGTTATTGGTAAGCCGTTGCTCGTGACTTTTTCCGGTGGGGCAGCCGGTAACAACTACTTCCGGTATCGCGTTCTGTCAGGCTCAAACGATGGGTATTCTGCATCAGATTCGTACACGTTCGAAATTCATCAGAACGTAACACCGGATAGTACTCCCCATTCAACGATACTAATCCCCACTGCTGCAACTGTTGAGATCGCGGTTGTCTCAATTGGCGGTAGTGGCACGATAAGAGCCTACCAATAGGAGTCCCACATGAACGGTATGATTCGTGTATTTATTCATGATGATCGGGTGGTCAATGCCGACAATAACGAGGATGCGGCCCGCTGGTTGAAACGTGGGGCTCGTGAGCTTTCTGCCGACGAGATTGCCAGCACCTTCGGTGATAAGGCGCATCTCGCCGGACCGCATAATACGACGCTGCATGCAGATGGTAGCATCTCCTTTACCCCGCCGCCTGCTCTGGACCGTGCTTCCACCTATAGTATGAAGCAATGCGCCATACGTGATGGGGCCGAGGCTATACTTAGCCCCCTGCGTAGCGAATATGGCCCCACTGAAATAGCATCGTGGGACCAGCAGTGGCAGGAGGCTGTGGCTGTTCAAGCTGATCCCGCCGCCCCGGCGCCGCTGATCAGGGCCATAGCGAATGCACGCGGCATGGCTCCCGAAGTGCTTGCCCAGCGCATTATTGCCAACCGCGCGGCATGGGTTGCGATTTCCGGCCACGTGGTTGGCCAGCGCCTCGCCTATCAGGATGCGCTGGAGGCTACCGCCGCCATCGCCGACGATGCTGAGGCCGTTATTGCTATTCAGGCCATCAATCCCGTGTATACGCTGCCGGAGGCCGACAATGCCTAACGGATGCGGTGGAGCTGGCACAATCAGCAAATTCTGGCAGAAGGTATTTGGCAAGCTTCCTCCCTGGGAAGAGTGCTGCACAGAGCATGATCTGGCGTATGAGCAGGGTGGCCCGCCCGAATGGCGGGCATGGGCTGACGCTCTCCTGCGGGACTGCATGCAGGCCAGAGGCTATCCCGTCCGGGCGTGGCTGTACTGGTGCGCCGTGCGTCTCTGCGGTGGTTCCCACTGGGGAACCGTGGATTAGTCCAACCATTGTTCTCTGACAATTGATAGCGATGCAAACGAAAGCGGCCCGGTTGGTGCCGGGCCGCTGACATGCAGTTGGAGCAGGCGGGGGATCGCAGTCCCCCACCGATGCGGTGTTCACGCACCGCACCACGGCCCGGCAAACGGTCGTCAACGTTTGCAGAGATATACCGCTGCTCCTGTTGTCTGATCAGACAGGGCAAACTATATCGTCGGGTGAACAACTGTGCAATATGAAAACAGAAATACGTTGCGGAAGCTGCAACAAGCTTTTGGCCAAAGGGGAAGTCATCGATCTTGAAATCAAGTGTAAGCGATGCCAAACCATGAACCATGTGCGGACCAAGAGTCCCAGCCGAGCGATCCACGAGGTCCACTCGGAGACACAAGTTGGTACAGATACAAGGTGCAACGTTGTACAAAGGCGAGGCACTGAGCCTCTTGAGAACCATGCAGGATGATTGTGTTGATGCGATTCTGAC